CGGGCAGACCACCAAGGCCTGCGCACGGGGCAAACTCGATTCAACTGTAAGAGGACGGGTTGACGCCTTCGATGGTCGGCTTCAGCCGCCGCACGCCGTTCTCGATATACCTAGTCACGCCTATTCGTATTTCTGGGTACGACAGCCGACGCGCGGGCATTGCCTTCGTGGCGATGTAACTGCGCTGGTTGGGTACATAGCCACGCAACATCGACCCAGACCGCACGAACCACGATTCGTGTTCGAGGATTTCTATATCGCCTGTCTGGCGGTTAATGCGACCGAAAAGGGGTGTGTAGCTGCACGGAAGGACAAACGAGCTGTGGTCGTGCCCCATCGCGTATATGTGCGCTTGGAACGCTTTGGACCAGTGTTCTAATGCGTTTATACTCCCCACAACGGTCTTGGCCCCCGACGTAGTTCCGTGGTGTGCGACGTGCGCAACGTGCGCGTACCCACCATGCAGATTCAGCCGGTGATAGACATAAGCGCAGGTGCCGAGGTACTTCGTGCCTAGCTCGGTTGCTAATCGCTCGCTGGCTGTTTCTCCGTTCGAGAACACCCAATCGTGGTTGCCTTCCAACATGCCGAGCCATTGGAACTGGCTGAGTTCGTCAGCGGCGCGTTTTATATCGTCGGTGACCTTGCTGTCCATCCAATCACGGGCGCTGTCGCTAACTCCTCCCCTCCTCATCGCCTTACGGTCACTCCACCGGCTGAAGTCCCAGTAGTCGCCCATCCCTATCGCGAGTACGTCTTTTCTGTTCTTGTACCTGTCCTTAAACTTCTGCCAGCGGTTAGCGCAGTGGCAGGGGTGGCCGAAGTGCGTGTCCCCGATGTGCAGCAGTGTCTTGGTGTCGTTGACTGACTTGAACATAATGTCGTTGATTATCGGTACGAACAGACCATCCAAGGTTATCGCTCCGTAATGTTGACCCCTTGCTTCTTGAGGACACCACGAACGGAGTCGTATAGCTCCTGCAATCGTGTGGCTTCCGCTTCCGTTATCTGTCCGTCAGAGACGATTGACTGTAATTCCTGGCTTATGGATGACAGTTGGCTTAGACTTTCAAGGATGCTTGGCTGGGGCGTGTCAGGGGTATCCGTGTGCGCCTGCTGATATTCCAAGACGGCTTCAGCTAAGTCGATGAACGCAGCCAGGGCAACCTGGTCAATCTCTGTGGTCTCCACACTGCCGTCAGGGTACTGCCGCACGGTTCGGCAACCGACCTCGAACCCGACAAGGAACCCGATGCAGATAGCAGCAACCAAGGCAATCATGATGTCTCGTTTCAAATTATCCATTTCAGACCTCCACCATGTTGAAGCCGGGGATGTCTTTACGGTCCCCGGCTATTTGTTTCGCATGTGCGTAGATTTTGAATCGGCACAGTTCGCGCGGGCTTACTGTGCGGTGATTGATGCGCCCCGGCAGTATCCCCATGTTGGAAAGCACATAGGCGACCAGGGCAGAACAGAAGAACCGTTTATCAACGTCTTTGATGGGGAACAGGCGGGGAAAGATGTTCGACCACCCCTCGCGCAACGCGCCAAGGAAGTCGTACCTTGACCCGTCACGGGCTTGCAACAGGTTGTCGAAATAGTCTTGCCTGCGCTTGATGGAGCCGGACAACGAGGACTTCAGAGGCAACCACCAAATATCCCCCTTGTAGTTCTGTACCCGCTCCGAGAGGTAGGTCCGTTGTACGCCGATGATGCGGTCCCCGCCAATCTTCATCGAGGTTGACTCGATACACTGAATCCGCGTCTTACCATCGGTATCTTGGGTTCGGGAAACCAGTGCAACGTGAGTAGGGTATCCTGTTACCCAGCGGATTACCGTGCTCAGCGGACCGCGACCGTTGTAGGCAATGACATCGCCGGTCTGCATGGCGTCACGCAGAACCAAGTACATCTGGTAAGAGTTGCGTGTTGTCATTTTGTTGACTCCCTATTCGGCAACAATAGCCTCGATTTGTACCCGCAGCGTGGCTTGTTTCGCGTCGATGTCTAAACGGTCGGGGTTGACGATGGCTAGCGCCTGCCCTGCCGCTGATGCGTTCTGCACAGGCGCGGCCACTGGACCATCTGTTACTTTGAGCGCCCGCCAATAGGTCTTGCTTTCCGTAAGCTCGGTTTGAACAGCGAGTACGGCATACGGCGTGTTTGCGACCTCTCGGTACGTTGCCGTAACACCGTCATCCGCCCGCATGAACTGGACTAAGGTGCGGTCGTACTTGAATTCCCAAGCATACGGTGGCTGAATCGCAGCCGATGCAAGCGGTTCACCGTCAGGCCCCATCTGGGTTACTTCGGGTTCGACCTTGACGCGGATAGCGTATTCGTCCCCAACCTTGACGCGGGTGTACCCGGCTGGGTCAGACCAGACGACGCCTGCACCCGCTAGGACTGCGCATACCCAGGCCCGCATCATTTCTTATCCCTCCCCTTGACCTTCTTCCAAATCCACGGGACGCCAAGGGTAACAATGGCACTGACTAGGCGCATCCAAGGGCTGGTTGTAGAACCCTCCAAAGATTGGTTCTCCTTTTTCAAATCGCTTTCTCCTTTCGTATTCGCGGCGGCAGTACCATTCGGCTTTCTGTAAATCCTCAACGGCATCTCCCTTGAGGCCCGCCCGCCACAGGTACTTGATAGCCGCGCCGATGTTGAAGGGCAGGTGTTCGACAATCTGGATGCACTCAACGCCGCTCGGGTGCGACGTGTAGTGCGCGGGGTGATTGATGGGGTCATGCGTAGGCACGGCGTAGCCATCCTTTCAGGTAGCGGTCATAGTGGGGGTGTTTCGCGGCAATCAAGCGATAGAACCCAGCAGCTTGCGACCGGATAGCCGCAAGCAACGCCCCTGGTTCGCACTGGTTGATAGCCGCGATACTCTTAGGCCCCAATATGCCATCGTCAACCACGAGGAAATCACAGGCTTTCAGGGCACGTTGCACAAGGAGGTGGGCCTGGGGCGCACCCATGTTCACCGCAAGGTCGAACACCTTGGTTGCTACTGCCTGATTGATGATTTCCCCGTATCCGTACTTTCGCCACCACCGGCGATGATAGAACTCTTTAGCATCGGGGATGGTCAATGCGCTAATATCATCCGCGTCAATGTCCCCATCCCTGTCGATGTCTACATCCAAGAACCGCAGGGTAATACCGTACTTGGTAGCCCCTGCGTGGTCCTGGGTGTATCCCCCTTCGTGCTTCATGAGCACGTCAAACGCTGGTTCGTATACGGCCATGTTCAACCCCCTATGCCCGCAGCTGCGAACAGGTTTTTGCGAACCGCCTCAAACGCGGCGAAGGCAGTAGCCAACGACGCTTCGGGCGGAAGGATTTGGCAGACGGTATAGAACAGGTCACCCGTAGACCCTTTGAGGCACATTTCCAGAAGGGCTTTTGCGCCTTCCTCAAGTGTATCTTGCTCCTCTCGGAACGGCACTATTTTTCCCACGGGAAACCCCCTTCCTCATCGCTGTTCGCGGGCTGCGCTTTTTCCTGACCCACAGGCGGCGTAGGCGGCGTACTGGGAACCGTGCCCCTGTTGACTTCCTGTTTCCAACGGGCGTTGAGCTTGAGAATTTCGGATTGCGGCGGGGATGCGCTGTCTTTCACGTTGTCCCCGCCCCAGTCGGCCAAGTCCCAGTTGATGTATTCGCCCTGCCTGTTAGCCACGAACTGGACGCCCTCTGGCTTGAACGTTGGCGCATCGAAGTTGCCGCCAAACCCCAGGGCTTGGAGCTTCTTTTGCGCCGTGGGCCATGCCTTATCGGTAAGGAAGATTGCGACCCGCACAATATCGTTTTCGAGCTGGACCCATTCCCCGCCATCCAAGCGGTGGGTGATTTCGACAGTGACCAGTAACATGGGGTTGCCGTTCTTAGAGGTGGTCATGTTACCTCCCTTGGGAACCCCGAAATACCTCCCCGGTGCGTATGTTGCCATTGTGTAATATCTCCTTTGCTTACTTGATAATCTGTTGCCAGATGCTATCGCCGTTGCCTAGTTCAAACGGAAGCGGGGCAGTCAGGGTGCGGGACTTGGCCCAAGCGTGAGGAAGTTCGACCGGATGTAGCAGGCGGTAACTGCTGCGGATTTTGCCGCCTTCTGTGAGGTCTCGTGCTATTTCGAGGTAGAGGAGATGGTCAAGCCATTCCCGAACCCTTGCCCGCAAATCGGCGTTCTTTGCTCTCAACAAACGTGGTTGCACCTGCAGGTAATCATCCCCTGCGGGGTTGGGCACCCGCTCCGGCGTAGCGTGAAGTATGAGGACAATGTGAGTGCCCCAATCAACGGCGGCATCGAGGTCTTGCAGGAACAGGCAGAAGGTATCGTAGAGGTGCAAGTACCCTTCCCCGTAGCCGTAGTGCTTCAAGCTCTGAACAAACTTGCCCTTGTCGTTGGGGATGTTGGCAACCGTCCATTGTTCTGCAAGGTCTTGCGCTTCCGTGCCGGTATCGATTGCCAACACATCATAGGAAGTAAGGAGTTGTTTGTCCCTTACCACCGCGCGGAGATCGTCCCATTTCTCGATGCCTTCGATACGGTGAACGTCCAGGTTACGAGTGCCGCGCTGAAGGTCAAGGAACAGCGTTTTCCGTTCGCACTCGGCGGTCAGGGTAGACTTGCCTGCACCGGATTCGCCATAGATGCCGACCCGCTGGGCCGTTTGGCGTGTGCCCGTGCTCACCTTGAACGTTTTGGCTTGGGCCGCTGCGGGCTTTGCCGCAGGGGCGGGCGTGTTGATTTTCGGCGGGGCCGGGATTGTTAGTTTACTCATTTGTGTCACCCTCCTTTGATTGCAGATAGTCAACAAGACATTTGTGGCAGCAGAAATCCCTGGTCAGTCCTGCGGCACCGGAATTCAGCTTGTACCAACACCTGTTTCCTCGCTCGAACTCATCTAATGAAGTCTCCCTCGCAAAACCGCATTGATCGCAGACAACTCTAACAGTCCACATTTTCATGCCCTTCTAATTCCTCATGTTTGGATGTTGCTATTTCAAAACCTTCGGGGACGGGCTTCGTTTCGTCCCATCCACCGCTTGAACACACGTCAAAATAGGTGCAGGCGTAGTATCGATTTGTGCAGGATTGAGTGTTGCGAGGGTGGAGGCCGTTAAGAATCAGGCAGGATACTTCGCCAACATCGTCCAAAGCCTTTTCGAGTTGGTCTTTGGTCCTACTGACTTCCTTCCTGGCGAAGTAATAGTCTGGCCGTTTGGCTATGTCATCCAGAATCCGCACACCGTAATCTTCAGGCGTCTCTAGGCAGGTTTGTACTGTGTAGCCTAGTGTGTTATCCCCAGTCTGGCGCGGCCTACCGTCGCGGTTATAGACACGTTGTCCAGCATTGTCAAGAACTATTTTTGTACCATTATCGTCTGTTATGGGAACCTGTGAGGGGGATAACGCAGGCTTACGGATTACGTCGTATAGGACGGTATCCGCATCGATACAGGCAAGGTAGTTAGACACCTGTGCATTGAGCCGTAACCCCTTCCAGTACATAGAGTCCGATGCTATATCATCGCTAGTTGTCTTGTGTTCCATCATTGCGACCCGTCCATCAGCCAACCGCACGAGTTTATCGACTTTCCCACATAACGCAATATCATGGGCAATCGGGAAGCGGAACTGATGTTCAGATTTAACCAGTTCGAGTTCGTCTGCCTGCCATCTCCACACATACCCCGCGAACAAGGCCCGCATTTTCTCTCGGGCGCAATGGTGGGCGTGTAGTTCATCGGCGGGGACGTTGGGCGCTTCTGCGTGGTATAGCTCCACGATACAGGCGTCTGCCTTGTCTTTGTCCTTGGTCGTGTACCAGATGTCCAATGCCTCGTGTATCGCCGTGCCGTCGAACAGGGGCCGCTCCGTGCGGATACGCCGCAGCATTAGCCGGTATCTCAAGTGGTGTTTGTGCGGGCAGGTCAGGTAGCAGTTCAGTTCCGACGTTGTAACATCAAGCATCCCCCCAAATCTCCTCCGCTGTTGGTCCTTGTTTCAATGCTGGCTGGGCAGGTTCGAGGTAGGGTTTCAGGCTGTCGATGTGGACGAGGTACCGCCCCGATGGTAGCCGCCGATGGGTCAATAGCCCCCGCTTGCAATAGCCGTGTATGGTCTGGCTATGTACGCCAAGCAACTCCCCGGCCTTCCCAGTGCTAATCCATAATTGCATCAGTCTGCTTTCTCCCCTTACAAACACTAGGATAACACATCATATCTGATTTGTCAAGCACTTTGTTTGGACGTGAAAAAGTATTTGACAATCGGAAAGCCATAACCCGCGCATGTAATGCAGCGAAGGTGCCCGAATGGACACCGTACCAGCTACGACACAATTACGGGGATATGGTAGACAAGGCGTTTGACAGGAATACCGCGAGGGCGGCGTTAGGGCATTCGGATTTCGACGCTACTGCGTACTATGTTGAGCGGGATACGGGTCTGGTTGAACAGGTAGCTGCCCAGATTGGATAGCCGCCACGGCGGTTCCTATCGCTCCGAGAGAGATAATATAGGGCAAAACCTTCACTACAAGCGACCACACACGATGTGTGGTCCGTTCAATCGCCGTTTCGATCCGTGTGATGCGCTGTTCCACCAGAGATGTGCGTTCGACTAGACCGGCAACGCCGTTACCTCTAAGCAATTTAGCTATTGCCCTGGTCTCATGGGTATTCTCTGCAATCGCCTTCATCAACTGGTCATGCTTGATGTCGCAAATCTCTGGCGTAACGTAGTCCATTATTTCACCCTATACTTCGATGCGAGTTCATAGTAGTAACGGCTTTCGCCCATTAAGCCCTCTTTCTCTGCCCGCTTGGCCTTGTTGACGTACTCCTTGTACCGCCGCTTACGCGCCTTGAGACTCATGTTGTAGGCGTCAGGGTCCGGCGTGTACTGGGTCAATCCCGTAAGGAACCGCAACCAACGTTGGTTCCCCGGCGCTTCGTTTCGATGAGGCCGCTTGTCACCCTTGAACGTGCCCAAGAGGTTGCCCATCTTGGTCCATGCGCCTTCGGGGGCCAGTCCAGGTATGGACGGGTTGAGCCTGTCAAGCGTCCCAAACGCGGGGATCAGGTTCGCCACATGCAGCGACCTTGCCCCGCCCGGCAGCTGAACCCCCATCGCTTCTGCCGGTGTCTCGTTGAGGTCGCGCCCGCTGAAGAAGTCCCTGCTCAAACCTTGCTCGAATGGAGCCTTGGCAAACGGGGATAGCTGACCGGCTACCCATCTGGACGTGCGTTCAACATAGTCACGTCGGGGGTCTGTCCCCCCAGGTTTGAAGGCGTTGATCGCGGTCACAACGTCCATCATGGGGAGGTAGTTGGTCATGTTGAGGTAAGATTGCCGTCCCTTCGCGTCTTTGCTCGTGGGGATCGCAAAATCTTCCATCAACCAGAACGGCGCTTCTTCCGGCTTGGTCCCGCTTGTCTGCCATGCGTTGTAGTAGGCACGGGCGAACGGCATATACTTGCCCGGCTGTTGAAGCATGTTCGTTATCTCGTGCGGGATGTTCTTGCGCATCCACGCATAGAACGGGACAAGTCCCCCGCGCAACCAAGCGGACTTCTCGAACTTGGACAGGTCGTCGTAGTCGAAGTGAGTTCGGTGTACTATCTCCGTGGCGTTCTCGAACCCTACACGGGCCAAGTCGCCTATATCGCCAAACCCACCGATAGCGCCCGCCATATCGTCAAGAGCGTCTATCGCGTCAGGCAGTTTCTTGCCAATCTTGCCCGCCGCAACAAGGGTATCGTCCAAGACTTTCAGCGCGAGGGGCAGGCGCAAGAACATTTCAGCCTTCTCGTTTGCGCTGAAACTGTACCTGAACCAGCGGTTGTTAGTGCGGGCGGTCCTTAGCGCCCCCGCCAACCCTTCAATGATTTCACCCTTGGCGGATTTCTCCAACACTTCTTGGCCGATGAATCCCCCGCCGCCGCCTATGTCACGGGCGAAGTATTCCTGTAACAGCCGCTTGATAGACAGGCGAACGCCCGATTGAGGAAGGGTAATGTCCCCAACAACGTTAAGGTTGTTCTTGTTGCGAACAAACTTGTGTATAGTAGAAACAGCGTCCCTATAGTATCGAGCCGTGTTTATGCTGAACGGGGTCAACCCTTCCATGTAGTTCTTGGAAATTCCCGAAGCCACGTTGCGGGTAATGTACGCGGACGGGGCGCTAAACAGCGCCAACGACTTCCACCACGATTGGAGTTCAGTACCGAGCGCACCCAACATCATGTAGTTGTTCTCGGGACTGACAACTTCTTTCAGATAACGTTCAAACGCCTTTTCGTACTCGACCGGCAGAGCTACGGGGTTTGCCGCGAACCGCCCTTGGTTAATCTTCTTCCAGAGGGCGGGACCAGTAGGCTTGCCCGTGGCAGGGTCAAGCGGAACCAAGTGCTTGGTATCATCCCAGTCAACGGCTATACCATGCGCCTTGAGATGTTCCACTAGGTCGTTAGCGTTGATGTTTGCAACGTTCTGGGCTATGCGGTTATTGAGTACCTTGACTATATCTTCGCTATACCGATAGGGAGACGGCATACCCACTACTTCATTGGGGTCAAGGGTGCTATTCAGTTTGCGTACCGTTTCCCACACGCCGTTATCGTCAACGCCGTAGGTGAGTTCCATCGTGCTGCCTTGGTTCAACGCATGGTTGACAAGGCTGTTCTCAAGCTCCGATGCCGGTTTCCATGACAGGTCAACATCCGCATGAGGTACGCCAAGTTTCTCCCCGACGATTACGCGCGGCATATGACCCACTTCGGACGCGGTATCGTCCCAAGCTGCCATGCCGGTCTTTTCTAGAACTTTGGTAAAAGGAATCTCTTTGTCGCGAATACGTTTCAGCGCGTCCCACGCATCGTCAAGACCTCTTGTCGTCGCTTCCGCCGCCGCTTCCGCAGGCCCCAGCGTACCACGGTTATGGAGTTGAGCCAGTTCCAGCAACGATGACCGCTGTTTACGGGTCAGCTTTTGTAGCGTCTCCATCTCGGGCCGGATAACCGAATAGAATTCATTGGTCAGTGTCCGCCCATGCTCTTGAAAATCCTTGGCTACCTTGCCGGGACCAGCGGCCCAGAAGTCGGGGTCCAATGCTTCGACACCTTTGCGACCACCAAACAGCCGGGACATGGCTTTGCCAAACCCGCTGCCGCCGATGGCTTGCCCTGTCTTTTGAATGCCGCGCAGGATGGTCGCATCACCGGGAATCGGAATACGATGCCCCGCAAACGTAAGCAACCCGCGTTGGCCTAGCTTGGCGGCATCGCCCCAATCGGATGCCAGTTTCGCCGCCTTAGCGCCTTTTGCCGCCTTCGCTACATCGGCAACGTCGTCAAGTTTGGATGTTAGCTTAGCCGCTTTGCCGCCTTTTGTAAGCTGACCCAAACCGCCAACGTAGTTCAAGGGGTCAAGGGGGTTGAGCATGTCAAACGCCAACCCTAACGCCTTCGTCATAAACCGTTCGGGGTCCATGCCCCATTCGGCTAGAACGTCAATGCCGCTGTAGTGCTTATCGCCGGAGAAACCTTTAGCGTAGTTGCCTACAACGTCACCTTCGCCGCCCGACAGCGCAACCAACGAACCCATAGACCCAGAGCTGAAACGGTCTAGATAGTCCAATGCCCGCCAAAACGCGCTAGGCTTTTCTTCTTCCGGCTTGTAGACAGGAAATCCCATTAGAACCTCGCACCACCAAACCGATAACCCTTCAACAACTCAATTATTCTCTCTATATCGGGGTACTGTGCAGGTCCCGGAGGAGGTACTGGTTGGTAGCCAAATCGTGACGGCATATTTATTGTAGGTCCCGTTGCTGCGGACCCTGGGTCGGGCAAAAGGAACTGAGACTGCGGTGGCGGCGGGGCGAATGTAGTCGGTCCACTCTGCGGAAACTCCCATCCCTGCAAGCCGATTGGTTGCCCCGATGGCGGACCTGCCTCAATGACCGGGTTGTATTCCAACTGCTTCGCAGGGTTATAGCCGAGTTGCTTAGCAGGGCTAGTGGGCGATGTTGCGGTGCTAGGCGCACGATTAGCGGCATAAGACTTTCCGCCAGCCCCCCATAGAACAGCCCTCAATGTCGCGTCGCTAATCGCCTGTTCGTCGTCCAAGAACGAACCCCAATCTTCCCGCCATCTCCCCGCCGCATCTTCGTAGGACTCATTCTCACCCCACATCACAGGTGGCCGGTTCCAGGGAAACGTGAACTGCTTGCTCCACCAATCCCTAGAATCCTTCTGTCTGCTCTTTTCACTTCTAAAGTAGTTTGAGGGGTCATGATACCCCTTGAACACCAGATTGCCGACCGACGATTCAGACGGTCCCCATTCCTTCACCCTATCTCGGTCATCTTCAGGCGATGCGGTAGGGATGTTACCAAACCAACCGAGTACCTTGTCCGTCAGTGTTTCCGGTTTACTGAGGTTGTACGGCATCCAATCACCCCAAGTAGAAGGGTCTTTCATGTCAATAGTCTTTTGCCCCGGTGGCGGGGTCGGACCTTGTTCCATGAACCCACCAACCGATGGGAGATTGGGAAGGTACTTTTTCATTACCGCGCCGAACTGGGCCTCCATTGCCTCGTATTCTTTTTGAGATTCGGGCTTATCCCATCCCTTGGGCTGTCCGTTCTCGTCCATAATCATGTGCTGCTGGTAGTATTCCTGCATCTTCCCTTGGAGATACGCTACTACCCGCGCTTCCTCAGCGCTGATACCCCCAAGCGCGTTAGGATCGTCAGCATCACCACCAGCACCCGAGCCGCCACCTCCGCCTCCGTTTGAGCGCTTCGCCGCACCGGTATTGGCCCTCAAAATTTCCATACGGGCATCGTGCTCCTCGATCTCCCGCCCTTTGTCAGCGTCGTAATCACCAAGTTTCTTTTCGCTCAACTGAATATCGAGGTCATAAGCCTTCTGACGGGCTTCTTCCGCAACCATCTCAAGCCGTTGCTTCTCGAAATCGAACGCACCGAGATTGGTGTATCCCGCCGCCTTCGCCGCCGCTATCTGCTCGTTTAGGCGGTCGAGTTCAAGGTTTGCCTTCTGCTCCTGCAAATCGTAGTAGACACGTTGCAGTTGCAGGTGTTCTTCCGCGCGTTTATCGGACGCATCTTCGCGCTTTTGCTGTCTGCGCCGTTCCGTGCCACGATTAAGACCGCTAAGTAAACCCGCCGCTATCGCTAATGCTGTATCGCTTGCCATGTGTTCACCTATTTCCCGCCGCCAAATACCCAAGGTTTAGGACCACTTAGAGAATTCATAGCACTATCAGCTAAGGTTCCCCACAGTTCGGAGTTGCTACCACCACCGCTGTTCTGCTGTTGCGCCTGCACATACGGATTAGGCGCATACGCAAACGCCGCATAGTCGGGTCCGGCATACGCTTGGTAGCCCTGCTGAAGTATCTGGGCCAACTGCTGGTTGTTGAATCCCATGCCGCTGTTGATGAGGTTGCCCAATGCCTCCATCAGACCGATGTTGCCGCTCATGCCAAGCTGACCGAGTTGGGCTATCTGACTCGCTAACTGGCTGTTGTATTGGCGGTCCTGTTGGAATACCCGATTCGCCAAGTCCTGTTGCTGAAGTGCCGCAGCCGCCGTGCCCAACTGATGCTGACTTGCCAACTGTTGCTGACCGAGGCCAATGTTGCCAAGGCCCAGTTCCCGCTGAACGCCGAGACCGCCAAGACCCAACTCGCGCTGAATGTCTAGGCCACGACCTTCGAGACCCAGACCGCCCAACCCTAGCTCACGCTGAATATCAAGCTGGCGACCCTGTAACCCAAGACCGCCAAGACCGAGTTCGCGTTGCAAGCCAAACTGTTGCTGACCCAGTGCCGCGTTCGCAACGTCTAGCCGGTTGCCAAAGTTCGTCTGTGCCGCTTGGGTGCTGATGTTTCTAAGCGCATCAGTCAGGTCGGTATTGCGGGCGTTCATGGCTTGATTCTGCAAGCTGTATCGGAGACCGCTGTTACCCATACCTCGAGCGCCCATTGCCTCGTTAATCTGGCGCTGTTGGTCCTGCAACATCCTGTCGCGGCTGTCTGCCGCTTGGTTGTACATCTGCGCCTGCACCCCGCTACTCATCGACTCGGGGTTCTTTAGCAAGTAGCTAAGATTGTTCGTCGCCGCTTGGGTTATCGGACTTTGCGGTGCCGGTGCCTGTGCTTGCGGTGCGGGCGTGTACTGCGTCGGTTGTGTGTACTGGGGCAAATTGTTCTGATATGGCCGGTACGGAGCCTGCTGCTGCGGCATTGGGTACTGTTGAGCACCCGTCGTTGCTAATCCTGCCTCCGGTGCGGTAGCTGGTTGGTTCGTTGGCAAACCTACGCCCACCGGCTCGGTTCTCGCAGGGCGGGGTCTACGCACATCTTGCCCGCCCATATACCCGCCCGTCTGTGGCGTGGTCGCGGGCTGTTGCGGCTGTGCCTGCGCCGTGGTGCCCTGTCCCCGCAACCTCCCTATAAGATTCTCCATTACGGGCGTCCCAGCAGACATCAGCCCCTTGCGTATACCATAAGGTATACTCACATTGTTGGTCGGCTGCGCCACAGGATTCGCCGTTTTCGGGATAACCGCCTCGCCCTGATGCAACTGGTACGTCCCCGTCTGAGGCACATAGGGCGTACCCGTAGCGTAACTGCCACGAACAGGACCGCTCGACCGGGAAAGGCCGCTCATCGCCCTGTCTGCCATCCCCGGTAGGTTGTAGAAACTGCCGCTGCCGGGCATGAACAGTTGCCTTGCTATGTCGTGCGGATTAAACGCGCCCCCTTGCGGCGTGGTACGCGCAGAGATGGGTGCCTGCTGTGGCGCAGTTGGTGCGCTCGCAGGCTTAGGGGCACTGTTGTTTTGCGAACCGCCGCTACCGAATAGAGTCTCAAGGAATCCACTGGAATGACCCGGTTTAGCCTCGTCAAGCATTGGCTCTTGGGGGGCAGGTGTCCGTATCCCGTTCACGTCCACGGGACTCAAAGACGGCATCGCGGGCATCGAGAAGTTCATGCCTGTGTACGGTTGGCTCTGCGGGTTGCCGCTGAAGTTGCCCGCAAGAATGTCCTGTATGCTCATGACGCCGGGGCTGCGCATGTTCGCGCCCTGTTGCAAGACGGACAACGCGGCGTTCACTGGATTGTTCTGCATCATGTTCATGTACTGACGCGAAGCCCAATCGCCATACTGCACGGGCTTGCCCGCCGCGTCCTGCCCGAATATTCCGCCGAAACTGTCAGACGGGTCGCCATAGGGACCGTAAGGAGACTCGTTTGCTTGATTGATAAACCTATTGCGTATCTGCGTGAACAGAGGGTCGTCTACCCGCTCATTGTAGCGACGCCACTGCTCTAATGTTTGCGCCAGGTTGGCACCCTGGCCGATAGCATTCCCAACCCCTGTCAACCCGCTCAGAATGGCTGTAAGGTCCATCTTGTTCTCCTACCATACCGCCAGCGTGACCGTGTTGCCGTCAGTGACAGCCACGCTGAATTTTATGTAAAGGTTTATGTCCGTTGGTTCGCTGGAAAATGTCAAGCCCATTGCTTGACCGCTCGTTAATGTCTCACTGTGCTTGATGACCGTCGCACCGATAGGCTTCCGGCCTAGCCCATGCCTTATCTCAACCTCCGTCAACTCGCTAACAGGCCCTTCAACATCCACGAACGCGGGCATGGCGTTCACCACGTCCCGCAACACTAAGTCGGGATTGCCGGGTCTGTATGCCACACCCTTCATCAGTTGAACCTCTTAGGCGCATGGACGAACTGGAACGACTGAATCTCCACTTCCTCGTTCGGCCATTCGTGCTCGAAACGAAGTTTCACCTTGCGTCCACGGGACGGCGTGAGTATCTTGGCAAACTCGTCGGCGTTCGACAGGGTTGTTTCGTTCCAATCCTCGTCGTATTCCGTCTTGTATTTCACGGTGATAGCGTGGGTCGTGTTTGTCTCGGACAACCACGCTTGCAGATAGTAAATCCTCTTGCGCACCGTAGGATCGCCCAGGTCCATCCACTTGGATTCCCAATAGAAGTCTATCGGGGCAATCACATACGTCCCGCCGCTCACGGTCGGGCTGAACGGGCTGTCAACGTACAGCGTGGTCGCGTAGTTGCCGATGATGGTACGTTCCTGCCATTCGCCGCCAGACGGTTTAGCAAGCAACCTGCATCCTGCAAGACCGTCCCCTGTGGTCTGGAAAATCGCAGCCGAGTCGGTGATGCTGTACTCGCCCCCGCTGGTTACGGTTCCAGTGAGCGTACCGTATCCCTCGTTAACAGACGCTCCGTCGTTATGCCCAACATCGAACTCATCAACGTAGCACTGCCTGCCTGCAATAATCGCGTACTCGTGATTGGTGTTCCTGTAACCAGACAGCACGTCAAACCCCGCGTCCGATTTGGACCACGACCCTAGTTCCTCGCTGAAGGTCAATGTCAGGTTGTTTCGTGTACCGGCTGAGACCTGTAATGCGCCTGCGGGAAGCACGACCGTGCCTGGAGGAGGCGGCTCAGCCGCAGGAGTTTCATCCGCGTATAACGTGCTAATGTCGGTGCCCGTAGCGACGTTGGGCGAGTACCGAAGGTTCTGCACCAACCCGTCATACCATCCATACATGAAGTGCAGTTGCGGATATTTCGTAGACGGCACCGTCGCGCTCTGGCTCTTGATGCTTGCGCCATTGAGGTAGAGGTTTACACTGGTCGGACTGGTCACTACCGCAACGTGATACCATGTGTTCGTGGAAATCAAGGATGCTTCAGTGAGAATGTAGTACCCGAGACCGTAAACAAACAGCCGCAACGACCCGTCGCTGAGCAGATGAAGGGCTAGATTGTGCCGGTAGAACAAAGTTGAAGTAGTCAGTGCATGAGGATACATCCAAAACGCGATTGTGCCGTTCTGCGTATCACTTGTATTGACAGCAGTGATGTAACCCGTCACGCCGTCGCGCTCCAGACATATCCCATGTGTAGGGTCCACTGTCCACTGGAAGCCCGTCTGTGACCCGTCCCCCGCCGACCCAAGAGTCCCAACGTTGTGCAGAACAGTACCGAGACCTTCGTAGAGAGGCAGGTGCATTTCCCATGTGACTGCCATTATTCGTCCACCTCAACGCTCACGATATACCGGCCCGCAAGGTAGTCGTATACCCCTGTCGCATACCGTTGGTTCTGTTTGCTCAACCCCTCGAACAGCGGGCGCTGCGTCTGCCCAATCGGTTGCGGGGACAGGTCGTTACCCAGTAGATACACGCCGTCATGGCTCAAATAGTAGATGCCCTTCGGTCCTGAAGATATGGTCCGCCCGCTGACACAACCCACGCCGTCCACCACCTTCTGCACCTGGAACGTGGTCGCCCCTGTGCCGGTCAAGTAGTGGATGCTGTTCTCTTTGAAGATGAGTAGCCCGCCATGCGCAGACTTCAATCCCGTAATCTCATCGCCGCCGCCACGGTCCACGAGGATGATGTTCTCCTCGGGGAAGTCGCTGTATGCGCTCGCCTCGCTGTACCGTAACCCGCTCGGATACGCGCTACTGTTCCCGAACCACAACCGACCACCGTACACCTCGCAATGCCGATGCGGGCCTGCATACCCACGATACTCGTTCAGGACAGCATTCACGTTCATGGTGCTGTCCCCAATGTTGTCGGTATATGTTGTCGTTGTGTTGTCGTCAATATCAATCAGATACCGCAGCGTTGCCCCGTTCGCTACTGTCCGGTAGATGCGCCGTTGGTTCACCTGGGGGTCCGTGCTCACGGGGATATTGGTCAATACAGCCTTGTGACTCGCCGTGATTGATACGCTAGCCTCTGGACTCGCCAACGATTCTGTGCCGTCGCGGCTGTTTCTGAACGCTATCCTGTACTTGTAAGTTCCCGCACTGAGATTTCCCGCATCCCCTTCCGATGCTTCCGGTGCCGCTTTGGGTCCGTCAATCGAAACCCCTTGCGGTTTCTCCGCGCCGTCGTATTTGTAGTTGACATCCAACCCGTTGCAGAATATCAAGCAGTCCTCTAACTGTACCCAGTCGAACAGACTCGATTCGCCTACATTGTTCAGCCGCTTGATAAGCACCGCATCATCACCCTGGAGCGACCAGATGCCGCTGCGGGTGCAAGCCACTATCTCACGATCCCACGGGGTTGCGCCTGTCTTGACCTCGTTGGGCCTGAGATGTCTTGCCAGCGGGGCAACCATCAACAACCTTGGCGGATACTGCGCGTACACCAGCCCTTCTGACGGGTACGGGCGTGTCCCGTCCGCCGGAATAGTTACATCAGTGCCCCCCTGCACTTCGTCGTTCAAGAAGTTGAAAGCGTCAAACCGCCAATACCCTTTCAGTCGGGTGTTCTTGGTATCGCTAAGTATCCGGTCTTTCCACTGCTGAATTTCGCGCGAACTGCGGGCATGGGACCATAGCCGCACTTCGTCTATCGTGACGGGAGCCATCTTTGCCATGTTTAGACCCGAACCCAGAAGGTACTCGGACGCGAAATAGACGCCGTTCGTTGCGGCTGTCGAAGCAGACGGTCCCACCTCATCGGCTACGCCCGATGTTGTCTTGTAGACATCGCCGTTTATGTACAACCGAATCGTGGTGCCGTCTCGTACCAACGCGAGATGAACCGGACTCCCCGGCGTCATGTCGTAGCCCGAGTCAACCGCTACGTTCGTGTCTGTGGTTTTCGTGCTGTACGAATAGTAAAGGCTATGGTCCCCGCCGCTCACATACAGCCGGAACGGATACCCTACATCAACTGCCCCGTCTTTGCCGTCGCCTATGTGAATCAGGGTAGCGATTGCACCTTGGTATGGGTTGTCCAACCTGAACCATCCCTCGATGGTCCACTTCTTCCCCGTATTCAGTATCGCCGCGAAATTGCTATTGAACGGTGCCGACGCATAATCATCCGCGCCATTGAACCGGATAGCAGTCCCGTAATCTTCCTGCAACGGGACCATGCCCCTTGTCGGGCACGGACCCGCAGAATACGCATACGCATGGTTCCTGTTGATGCTCAGGTCGTCATACACGGTTTCGCGGGTCTCGTTTAACCGCCAGTAGCCCACGAGGTCAGAGTCTTGTAGCTTGTCCTGACCCAACTCCCACGAAAGGATTTCAGAATTAGCAGAGAACGGGAGGTACTTTGACCAGAACCGAATCTCATCGACCACCATTGATATTGTCTGATTCTGCGGGGTTGCGCCAATCCCAGCGCCAACGTAGTAGTCGCGCGAACTAGGGTCTAACGTGTAATCGCCCGTCTTGGAATTCATCTGAAGGTCTACCCCGCAACGGATAGACCCCGTGTCTGAAATCTGTGCGCTGATTGTGTGCGCCTGACCTATCACGAGAGACGTAGACGCCCACACCTCTTGCAGTGTCGATGTGGTGTCGTACAGGCGCAAATAGACTTGCCGGAAGCCGGGACTGAACCGGAGTTCCCATCCCTTGCTTGTGGACGTGTCCAAGTTGCCGATGATGGTGCAGTCGTCGGTAGGCAACTGCATGAGCTTGACCCGCAGCGTGATTGTCCAACCCTTTGTGAACTCATACACAAAAATGTGCGGGATGATAATGCAGGCATTGGAAGCACTGTTCTCAATTACCTGCCCGCCCTCTTTGATAGCCGTCGCATGGAGACGCGAGAACCCTTTGCGCTTGGCAATCGTACCCTTCCGGTAATCGCAGTTCTGCGCGTCCGGCGAAACGTTGTCGGGCAACAGGTCATCGGCATGAAGCCTGTTCTCTCCTGTAAACCCCCGAACCAACTCTTGTGCTGATAACGCCATTAGTCAAGCACCGCTATCTGGTCGGATTCCGTATAGTTTTCTTCCGTCAGAATCCCCAGGTCCGCCAAGTCCTGACGGCACATGCGGAATACCGCCCCGCTCAACGGCTGTTCCCTGCGCCAAGCCGTATTCAACATCTCCTGAAAACTCAGGTATTCAGACTGCCAGTTGTCAACCTTGTTCTGTTTCTGGATGTGCGCATACGCCCCCTGCACAATCACGGGGTCAAGGTGGGACGGCACGTCTACATGGTCATCAATCGCGTTGACCTTCGTGGGAACCCTGTAATACAGGTAGCTAATCTGATGCGACTCGTCAGGGTACGGTTCAATCACAATCTTGGGCGCATACGCAAACGAACGACCGATATGCGTCACGAACTGCGTCCAACCCCGAAACGTGGTCAACGCTTTCCGCCTGTACACAGAAGCCGCGTCGCGGCACTGGAACTCATCCCCGTCTGTCAGGTCCCAAATACGCATGACCTTCTCGCAGTCGCTAGCAAGCGTGTAGACCGGCTCATAGATGGCATACGTCGCCGCAGTAGCCGTTGCGCCCGTGTACGCAATGCTCAAGGTCAACGTCTGCGCCACTGCGTTCACGCTGACAATCTCGTATTCTTCGCCCCCTGATATGCGAATCTTCCGGCCCGCCATGTCAGAGGACCATACCGTATCCGTGCCCGTGACTGTCGTGCTGTCCGCTGTCACGGCTACCGTACCCGTGGTGTAGGGCGCGACAGTGGAAAACCGCGCCTCGGTCAACCAGAATGTCCAATACCCGCGCATCCGTATTTCGTCTACAACACGGTTGATGGTGTGGATGAACCCGCGCACAGGCGAATTCTCGGGCAACCATTGGGCAACCTGCTTGCGCAACTCATGCACCTTGGTCCCCTGCCCCGCGCTAATCGTCGTGGTTGTGAATGTGTTTCCCATTAGTCCGCTACCGCTACAAAAGGTTTGCAGTGAATGTCGTTGTACCCGGCAGGACACTGCGCCGAAAGGTAGTACAAACTCCCCGCGTTAAGCATCAACGGAACCTTGCCCGCGTCGTTGGTGGTGCCCGACGCAACCAGCACCGTACCCGCTGAATCCGTAGTCACCCATACCCGCGCGTTAGGAACCCCCGCGCCGCCTTCCGAGACCTCCACAGTGCATTTGTCTGAACCTGTACCCGCAGCGTTGCTCACGCTACTTATGGCAGCGTCGAGGTAATAACCAAAAGTACCAACAGTGACATGGCCGGTACGGGCTTCGTCCCACACCGCATCCGCGATAGCCGCAGGCGTGGGGTCATTCAATGCCGCTAGCCCCGCATCCAGTTCAGCTTTGGTCGGTGGGTCGTAAGCAGTAAGCGCAGCCGCCGCCTGGGCGTTTACTTCTGCCGCAGACAGGTTGTTGAGTCCCGCCAAACCGGAATCCAGTTCCGCCTTGGTAGGGGGATCGTAGTCAGCAAGAGCTGTGTCCACTTCCGCGTTGACTTGCGCCGCAGACAGGTTGTTCAACCCAGCTATCGAAGCGTTAAGGTTGCCAATGTTGGCCTCAACATTGTCCGCCGCCGTGGAACTGGAACTAATTTCAACAGCATCCACATAAAGCTTATCGGAACCTGCAATCAGTGAATCGTAGATATTGGCCGGGACAACGACAAAATCCTCCCACGCAGGGAGAACGCCGGTCGCCTCAAACGTCAACCGCAACCGACCAAGCGTGCCCGTATCGGTCGTGCTCAACGTCACCGCGTAATAGCCGTTCGCCACATGACGCCAATAGCCGTCCCCTGCTGAATTTGCAAGCGTCACGTCCGCTTTCGTCACGCCCTTGATTACGTCAACGTCTATCCCCGTCGCGTTGTAGGCAACGGACTCTTCAACGCTCTTGAAGTCGCCATCATCAATCAGCGGGCCAATAAGCACATCCACCTGTGTGCTCTGTTTCAGCACCCTCATATTGCCATCCTCTTTTTACGGTAATACCACCACGGGTTACCCGCTGCTGTGCCCCCCGTATACTCGACATTCAAAATCGGCGGGTTATACGTCGTGTGCTCGTAGCTATGGAAATTCCGATCGTCCGACGTGTAATCATCATAACTGCCATACCAGCCGTTGTTGATATAGTGCCACTCGATTTGAATGGCGTTCCCGCTCGCCCATCCCGCGAGATCAACGATCTCCTGCACCACGGTTTTAAGTTCGGGTGATGTCCTATTAGCTACTGTGTTATAGCCCCAATTCGCTAACGTGGGCCACCAGGTCACGTTCGCCGTAGTTCGCGGATACGTAGTAGTGTCGTTGTAATTCGCAAATGTGGTGATCTGCGGGCAGTTAGCCAGCTTGCGCCCTTTTAGAGAACCGGAAGGAGTTGCACCGCCGTCGTAGTTCCCGGTGTATGAGACAACCACAATATTAGCCGCGTCAATTGTCGCCCCGGCTGGAATCGCTACGTTTGTGAACCGCATGAATGAACTTGTGCTTACATTCCCCTCGCTGTCTCCGACCGTCAATACTGTGCTGGAACTGTAGAATAGATTTCCGGAGATACTTCCATCATCACCGCCGTCTGCTACCGGAATCGGGTCAAGAGTAGGGTCGATCATCACGGGGAATTTGGCCGTTTCGAGGTCAGCCATTGACACACCGACCACCGCAAATGGACGTCCACCCCTACTCACGACATCGAGACTGGCTGCGATTTCTTTCCCACCCGCGTCCCACGCCCGCGCAGGGTGGAGTCTCCAGTAAGACCCCCACGCCAGTGACGGTGCTTCCTTGGAAGCGGCGGTAAGTAGGACACTTTCGCTCCCCGAAAAATCTCCGGTAACTCGATCTGCCGTGAGTAGTGAACACGCCGCCGGGGCACTAACATCCGAATCCCACGCCAGTGACAGTACGGCGCAGAGCCGCATCCCTTTCGCGTCGATTTTCGGAGACGGCAAACTCTCGACTTGATGTACCGTGATAACCTTCTGGAACCCCAAATGTGAGACCATGTAGCCAAAATCAATCCCCTTCCCGAACACATCAGGCCATGTGACGCTGTTGCCAGACACCACCGGCTTGACATCCCCCCCCGTCGAAATCGTCTGGCTTGCCCCCGCTTCGTTGCGGTACTCCAACGCAACCGGCGCGAGTCTCATGCGTTTGCCGCGATAGGTAAACTCAGCCGCCGCACGAACGCCAAGGTCAACGTCCTTCTCCATTACCTTGATTTGGTAGGTGTTGGTCGGACACTCGATACACGCTGTCCCCGCCCGCAACGCTCGGTCAATATCCTTCCATTCCTCGGCCCCATCAAACGGGTCAAGGCGATAATGCACCGGACCTATCGCTGTCGTGACTCGCCTGCGCTTGTCTCCTAAATCAAACAGCTTGGAAGTCAGTGTGCGTCTTTCAACAACCTCCTGCACGCTTACACCTTCTCATCCTGAACCGGAGTCCCCGGTAGCCCGCGCAACTTCTGAATCGTCTGTTCAAAGTCCATCCGTGCCGAATCCGCACGGGGGTCATCTTCCCATTCACGGAACTTAGCTATCGCACCCTTCACAATCGCGAAGTGGTATTCAGCCGGTATCTGGGACGGCGATTCCGTGTCCAATGCCATGTCGGGCACGCGCTTGATGTATCGCAATGTAGCCGTGCTGTTCGCGCTCGGAGTCGGCCATACGCTCAACACGGGCTGTCCTGCGGACCCCCCGCCTTCAATCGTGTACACTTCAGGGTTGGCGTCCGTGGAATCGCTTTCGCGGTACATGTTCTCGTATGTGGTACGGTGTACGAACTCGATAGGGTTCCCCGTAGACGTGAACATGTCAACCACGGTAGCAACGTCGGTCTTGAGCGTGTAGCTCCGCGTGTTCGCCGTGAACAGGTGCGCGGTGCTCGTCTCCAACCACCACCACTTGGCCGCTGTGACAAGCTCGTCCTTCGCTTCGTTGACCAACCGGCCCACAAGCGTAGACTCCCCGGTCAAGCCGAGGAGGTCATACACACGCTGTTTGATGTCCGAAAAGGTCATTTCTTCACCCCTGCTGGCTTAGGCGGGATTATCCGAGCCTGGGGCGGTTCCGGTATCTCCCCCGATGAGGGCTTTGTAGCAGTCCTCTCCTTCGGTAAGGTATCCGTAGCAGGTATATAATTCGCCCAAGGCGGCGCGAACTCCTCCGGGCGCGGTTCGGGATTCGGGTCGTAGTTTGCCAATGGCTTCGATCTGGTCTTGGATTCTGCCAGGGAGTTGGAAGTAACGCCCATCTGGTAACACTCCTATCTTGTCCCAATAGCTCGGGGACATCTTCAACGATTCCCATTCAAACAGGTCGTTATGCCACGATACCCCGTGCTTTTGGATCAGTTGATTCCGCGTGTATTCAAACCATTGCTTGACTGACATGCCGTTGGCGGCGGCTATGTGCATCAACGTTTGTGAACAAATGTGTTCCACAAACACGTCACGGACAACGCCAAGTTGGTAGCCCGCTTTGCGGATGCGGATGCTGAGGTCCAAATCTTCATCGCCGTTGAAGAATCGTTCATCCCATCCGCCTAACGAATCGAACAGTTTACGGCGGACAAGGAAACAGACCCCGCTAAGAAATTTCGCACGATGCTTGGGCTTCCAGTCCTTGTTCCACTTGACATCCTGAACGCCAAGTACCTTATCGGAAGTCGGGCCTGCCGCCCCCCAAGTGCGATCCCGCGCCATAGCACGGACCATCTTGCGCAACCAGTTATCGCCCGCTGGGAAAGCGTCGTTGTTCAAGAACAAAATAAATGGGGCAGAGCCTAATGCCGCCCCTGTATTGTTACCGCCGCTGAACCCGAGGTTTGTTTCGTTCCGCACCGACACAAAGTCGATGCCCTTATACTTCGCCCACGGGATATGACGACGGGTGTTGGCCTTGAGCCAACGCACCATGCGAGGGGTAGTGTCCGTGCTCCCATTGTCTACGAACACAATCTTGTAACGTACTCCTGGATTGCCCTCGACAATGTTCTTGATGCAAGGTAGAGACATATCCGCACGGTTGCATCCGAGAATCACTATGTCAACCAGCGGCCTATGACGACACATGTTCCAACTCCACAGACCCTTCCTTGAACTTCATCGGGGTCATGTTCATGTTGTACTCAGCCGCCGCGCCCTGACTGATATACACGTCCTCCGTGATGATCGGCCTGTCCTTGCTCACATGACCGATGCTTACCCGGCTGTCGCAATAAAGTTTGAACCCCTTGTCCCTGGCGCTGAGACAGAACGACACGTCCTCGTTCGGGCAAAGCGGATGGTTGTAGTGGAAGTGCTGATAGTTCTCAACGCCTTCCCGCATCGCTTTCAGCATCCGCGTCGAAATGACCGCCATGCCGAAACCAGACGCTAACACCTCAAACCGTTGCGCCTTGGGATAGTCAGTGACGATGTACCACCAAGGCACTTCCCCGTGCTCAGGATGCGCAGGACTCTTGCCAAAGATGCACGGTTTGGTCGGAATGCTGTTCGAGAACGCTAATGCCGACAAGAAGTCTAAATCGTTCTCGGCCACTTCGTTCATCAGCATCGCAACCTGCTCCGGTACAAACACCATGTCGTCGTCAATGAACAGGATGTATTCGCACCCCGGCTCGGCACATGCCGCGTTGACACACGTTTGCCGCGCCGTGCTCAGAACCGTGTGAACAGGGTTGATATAGTGGGGTTCGCACCCCCGGCTTCCCAGAAAGTGAAACAGGTGCAGCATCGAGAGATGGTGCGGGGCCTCGATCCAGCCACGATAGTTGGGTACGGCTATGTAGAGCTTCTTGAATTTTTCGTTCATGCCACTACCCTCAACCCGTGGTAAATACCCCTGACAATCTCAACAGGGTTCCACCACCATCTATCGTGACTGGTCTGAACGTGCTCCCACAGATACCAACGAAGCAGAAATGGGCGTTCCCAAAACTTCAGTCTCGCCGCTACTACGAATTGCGACCCGCATCGCGGGCATCCAACACCGTACCGTTGCATGTATACCGGCGTTATCCATCGAATTCGCCCGCAGTCCCGACACCTACCAAACATCGTTTGCCCTCCTGCCCTCCGAGATTGCTAAGCAGGGGGACCGGGGACGGAGGGACAAAACCCCGATCCCCCTTGACCGGGAGGGAGACTAGATGCAACGCACGAAGATTTTTCGTGTGCTGGTAGAAGCCGTCGCGTTGGTTTCCAATGCGACGAAGACGGGAAGCTGTCCCGCCAACTGCCCATCCGTGCCGTAGGCAAGGTAGTCCTTGCCATCGACCAGGATGAGCGAGACGCCGGGGATGAAATTGTTCGCCACACCGTAAGTACGCGCAGTGACCGGGCCATAGGCCAGAATCTTCGAGGTGTACTCGGCTGTGCCGACCGCATCTTCCGCAATGCCCGCGACCAACTTGAAGTTAGTGGTTGCAGGCGTCTTGAAGGTGCGACCATCACTGGCTACTTCGTCCCAGTTCACGGGAGAACCAGCAGCGACCGCAGCGCCGGTGCCGTTATAGCCCGTCAGATAGCACTTCTCAGCGCCATCCTCGGAACTGATACCAATTAGTTGCTTCCAAATAGCCATGTGTCAATCCTCCTTAGCTGAGCGCCTTAACGCCCTGATGAATGCCCTGTTTCGCGCAGTTCGTGCAGATGAGTTCACCCATCCAAAAGACCTTAGCGACAAAGGCATCCTGGTTCTCGGGGGATTGCATCGACGTGACTTTGAAGTTCCGCTGCGGGTGGTACTTCAACTGCATGAAACGGCTGTTGATGAAGTACGCTTTCTCGTCCGAGCCAGCGTCCTGCGGACAGTCGTAGTCATGGATGAGCGTCGCACCCATGAACTTCAAGTTACTGAAACCAGCATCCGCCGTGTTCGTGTTCACAAACCGCTGACCAATCTTGTTGCAGGTAGCGTCGTAGTACAGGTAATACTTCTCCGTACCAAGGATCAGGTCAGGGTAACGGTTCTTCTTGCCGCCAGCCGCAAGCCGACCGCACATGATGTACAGTTCGGTCATGTGTTCGCGCATCGTGGCAACATTGTTGGTCGTGTCGTAATACTTGGTGTTAGAATCTTTCGACAGGTTACGCCACCACGCCTCATTTGCACGGTTAATGCCGAACAGCGTCCCTGTGTTCGGGGCTTCGGCAATGATCGCCCCAAGCCCTGTCACCCGCTTGGAATTGTTACCCGTGCCGTCCGAGTAGAACCGCTCGTTCATCTGCTGTTGCAGACTTTCAATGGCGTTCTGCTCTTTCTGCTCCAACAGGTCGAAAATCTTTTCGCCCGTGTTGATCATCCGGTCACGACCGGAAATCACGATGCTCTTGTACGCCTGTTTCCAGTTGGCGTGTGCGATGGTCACGTTGTCCTGCTCGGGCAGAGCCAGTTCGTCAAATCCCGCGTAGGACTCCTCACTATTGTCAAGGCCGTACTCAATGGCCCATTCGATGCGCGTTCCGCCGTTGACCGGCTTGTACTGGCCCGCGCGTTTCAACCAATAGAAAAGAGGAATTTGCTGCGAAATCTGGTTCTCGTAGCCCTTGCTGCGACGCTGAAGCGTCGAGGACAACACAACATCGTTGACGATGGTTTGAGATGTTGCTGCCATAGTTGCTTACTCCTATTGTTCCAAGTTCGCCAGTGAAGCGCCCAATACCGCACGGGCACTGTCCATCATGGACTCCCCTTCGCGATACCCCATCGTCGGGTCCGCAGACGGCCCCGAACGAAGCGCCTCCAACTGTGCCTGTTGCTGTCGTTGTTTCTGCGTCTGTGCATGGCGAACCCCCTGTTCCATCCAATACTGTTGGACAACGTGAGGGGCCACCTGCATCAACGCTTGTTCTACGGACATGTTGGGGTTGTACCGCAGAGTGTTCGCTATGTGGTTCGAGTACGGCTGAACCCTGTCTTGGCCGTACCGTTGCAACACTGCGCTCGACTCTGCCTGCTTGGCGCTAAGCCATTGCTGTGCCCTCAACTGTTCTATCTCGCGTCTGATTCCGGTTATTTCTTCCGAATTCATCAGCGACTTCACACGACTGTCAACCTCATCGCGAACCACGGTTTCCAGTGTTTCAAGAACTTGCTGGGCTTCTGGTTCCATGTTGGCCCTGACAGTCGGGGGAATCCTGTCTAAAATACCTCTAATCTCACGAGCCTGGGCCTGCGTAGGCTGTTGACCCTGCTGCTGCATCTGCTGCATCTGGGCCATATACGCCATCTGCCGCTCAAGCTCTCTGCGTTGCTCCGCAAGCTCCTGCGTCTTGCGCGTGTAGTCGGCCTGCATCGACTTGCGTACCACTTCCAGGTCAGGGTGCTGACTCGGAGTCTCAAGGGGAGACGCATCATCTTGGCGCACCCCTATACCCCCCGTAATCCCCTTATCGGCTACAAACGTGTCCCCGAAATCGTTGTTGTACTCGTTCCCCGTCCCCTGTACTTCGGCAAATACATCCGCCTCGGGACCAGTCTGTTGTCCGCTTACCGCCGCCTGTTTAATCTCGTCAGCCATGTTTGCTCCTTGATGATTGCTGAGAGTGCGGTGTTGTCAATATGTTGACAGCCGCCTACTCACAGTTCATCCCTTAAAGTTAAGCCACTTGTGTATAATTCGCGCGACAATTTCCATGCTTGGAAGGTCCGTCAACGAACCATCTGCGTGAATACTGTCGAGGAATCGCAACACCTTCCCGCCGTCCGCCTCAAGCATTGCCAACTTGCCCTCAAGGGTCTTTATTTGCGCCCTAATCTCCGACACTTTGTCGCTAGCAAGTCCCATCACAACACCCCCATCTCGTGACGTGTGCGTTCGTAATCTTCCCGCAACGACGGCAACTTGTACGCCGGTCGCCTGTTCGGCGTATTACACTCATCCGACGTGACCCGCGTAACCCCATTCGCTTTGCAGACATCGTTCTCGTGTTTCCTGCTGCGAATGAGCATCGGTTCCCCCGTGATGTGCGGGGTCACATACTCCTTGAAAATGCTTATCTGCATCGGCCTGAACACCCGCACCGTCGCCCGCTCGCATTGCGGACATACGCTTGTCTTGGGCACCTCACTGGCCTTGTAGAACTCTACATACTCCTGGTCGCAATGGTCGCACTCAAAACTGTAATGCGGCATTAGCGCGGCCCTCCTTCCATGATGCGGGTGCTGAACATCTGCCCCATCTGGCTCGGGTCAGTGTCCCACGGCATTTGACCCATGTTGTTCACCGGCGTAGGTGCAGGCGTTTGCGCTTGTGCTTCCATCGGTGTAGCTGCCGCGTCATTGCCCCCGCCAGGCCCCGTCAACTGTTGCGGCGGGGGTGGTGCTGGCGGCAACGGAACAATCACCCTGTCGGGGTTGCGGAACACTTCCGTGTTGCGGAGATACGTCCTTATCAGTTCGGGCAGGTTGACCGTGTACCCCATCTGTTGCAGGTACGGCATCAGGGGAACCAACTGCGCCATCGCATCAATCGTCTGCCGGACGCGAAGGTTCTTGTCTACCCGCTCCGTAGACCCCGGTTCGATTGAGACTTCGTAGTCGGCGCTAACAAGGTCTTGGGTGAGACTGACCATCTCCCATACGCGACCGTCATCGCCCACCAGCGGCACGATCCGTTCCGGTCCCCAGAACTGCCGCAGCATCGCAACGTCTTTTCGCGTGGATTCAATCAGCGCACGTTCCAACAGGAACCGCATGTCCCCGACACGCAACCCGCTCTGCTGCTGGATATACGACGCCTCGGTTGCCGTCTGGATGCCCCGCCCCGTGCCCTGTGCCAATTCCGAGATGCCCGACACTTCGTCCAGGTCACGCTGGAAAAGGTCAGTTAACTTCCACGCATCCCCCGCTATCGGGATGTGCGGGAAAATTTCAAGAGCGTCGCCAACACGCTCCGCACCGTTCACTTCGACAAAGGCGTTCGTGTTCGACACGAACTTGCGAACGTCGTTAGGGTCAATCGCCCCCGTGATGTACGCGCCCCGCGTAGCTCCCCATCGCTGAAGATGATCCATCATCTGAGTGCGCATCTTGTTCAACACCTGAATCTGGTCGCTGAACGTGTCCGCGTAACTCAGCCCCCAAAAGTCCTGGTCATCAGGCAGGAATTGCAGAAAGACATACGGCCCTTCCGGCCCAAAGAAGGGGTAAGGTTTCACTAACAGCGGGCGGTCAAGCCCCCACTTCCATACAATGACCGTCTGCGTCACCTTGTCGAATATCTCGTACAACGTGACCATGCAGGAGTCGCGGGACACTTCGTCCTCGCGCCAACTGGAAGTCATAGACGACGGGTCGTTCCCGTGCTCGCTCTGCCCCGTAGGTTCAACCTGTGCCCGCGCCTGCACGTCGTACCGCGTGTCCCGAATCACGTCCACAAAGGGACGGTTGATAACATGCGCGAACCAACGCGCCTCGTTCGCATCCCGCGCCTCGGGGTCTACCAGAAAGTCAAACGGACTGATAGACTTCTTCCACGGATGACCGTACTTGATGATCGTGTTGTGCTCGGTCACAGCCGCCTGGGGCAGATTCAAGTCCTCGTCTGAACCCGACCCGATTTCCCCCGCGTTGTATCCCGACAACGCCTTGTCGTCCGCGAACGGTTCGTCCACATCGAATTCAGCGTTGTACCCGTGCTTCAGGATGCCGGTGCCGTACATGAGCGCGTTCCAGAGCATGTCACGTTCCTGGTACTGCGCCCCCATGACCTGACGTTCGCGCACCAACACCTGTTCCATAACCGGCGATACCGCTTCCCCAAGCGGCGTGTTCCCCTTGAAAAACATCGTCGGGTTCTGGAAATACAAGCTAGCCATCATCTGACGGATGTTGACTATCATCCAGTTGATGGCTATGCGGTCCTCGGCCCGCACCTTCCCGTAGTAGTTGCCGCGATAGAATTCGCGCAACCGTTCCCAGCGCAGTTCGTGAGTCTCACGAGCCTTGTACGCACGGGTCAACCGTGATTCCCATACCCGTAACTCGTCCTCGCCTATCTTGGTAGGAATCTTCATCAGTTAAACGCCAGTGCAGCAACGCGGATTGCCGTGCTCTCGGGCATAACGCGCTCCTGTCCTATCCATGTTTGTTCGCCTTGGATTAGTGCGGGATCAAGCCAATCTTCCACTTGCAACGCAGCCTTTGTTTCAGGCTTCTTCCCTGGAAACATGATGTGTTCTATCTGCGCCATAGCGTCTATGATGTCTTTGCGTTTGAATCGCGGGAACCGGATCAGCTCTTCTTCTGCCTTGTCACGGTTCCGGCAGTTCCGCAGGAAATAGATCATCCCGTTCTCAAACCACGGTTGCAGGCCCCTGATACGTTCCTCTTTGTTTGTCTCGCTCTGCTGCCCCTTCAGCCAGACCCAAGGAATGTGCGTCTTGTGCTCCCGCATCGCGTGACGGATAAACGGTTTCAAGGACCGCTCATACGGTCCCGGCTCCATCCCAACGCGCACAGGACGCTTGGCGGGGTCTACCTGTTGACCTCGTATCAGTTCATCGATAATCTTCTGCCCCGTGAAGTTGCCCCAAAAAATGTCCGTGACGTACACGTTGCTGTCGTGGTCTACCGCTCCTGTCACGATAGCCGTCCACGAAACCTTGGTCTCCTTCTCACTGCTCAAATCGCACACGCGGAACCATCGCAAATCACCGTCAGGAAGCCGGTCGATAACCTGTATCCAATCCGGCTTGAACACCTGCAAATCGGTCGGGACAGGGTTGTTCTCATACTGGCAGGCATACACCCACGTCCCCATCTTCCGCTTGACTGCCGGTAACGATTTCCGAGCACTCTCAGGGTCGTCAGGGTCAGCTATATCACCCTCTGCTTCCGTGAACCGGGTCGGCAGGATGGGCTTCCCCTTCTTGTCGTAGCACGATTTCACAACGATGTCGTATTCGGCATTGAGTTCGGGCGTCTCGATGATGGTCCCGTACAGGTCCGAGAAGTCGTATCGCGTGCCAATCATCATCTCGCGGGCACCCGGTTCCAATAACGCCTGACAGTGCTCGTGGTACTCTTTGGTTTTTTGAATCAGGTCCGGCGTAGCAACCGAATCCTTGGTCACGATGTCATCAAAGATAATCAGGTCGTAGTGCCGACCTGTCACCTGCGCGTCGTGAGACGAATACTCTACGGTGTCCTCTTTGTACTGACCCTTGCGTTCGACCAACAGGCCCTTGCCGGACCACTTCTGGGGACGCCCTGAACGGTTCAACGTCGCGTGTATCTCTGGGAAGTACCTCGTAACGCCGTCCGCCTCAAGGTAAGACCGCGCCCACTGAACGAACTTCATGGCGTCATCGGCCTTGTGCGACACGATGAGAACCCGAATCTCAGGGTTTCGGATCACTTCCCATGCCGTATATGCCGCGTTGCAAATCGAACTCTTGAGATGACCGCGCGGAAGCAACAACAGTTTTGACGGCTTGGTCCATGTCTGCATCCAACGGGCAAGGGGCCGGTGAAGCGGAGGGTACAGCACCGGAATGCGCAACACTTTCTCAAGGAAGTACCAAAAATCGTTGCGAGCGGCCATCCTGACGGCTTCAAACTCTACCTTCGCCGCCTTCTTCGGATGCCGCTCGTGAAACAGTTTGCGCTGTTTCTCGTTAAGCGTAAGATATTTCTCGACGATTACGCTCAATTACCCCGCAGACCCTTAGTCTCCCTCGCTATGGACTCCAACGTTGCTATGATGTCAGCATCCTCCAGGTCACTAGACTTGTCTATCGCGTCGTTGTGAAGCCCCCTCCACTTCACAATTTTCTCTGCCAACATCGCCCGCGTCTTAGCGTCCGTAGTCGGGTCGCGGAAGTCCCGTTCCGCCTGACGAACTATCTCTTCAAGCGTTACCGCCTGATGCTCGTCATACGTCGCCATGAGGCCGCGCAAGTACCCGACAAGCTGTTTGGCCTCCCTGGTCCCCATATGCTGACGCCGCAACTCAGGGGCGCGGTTCGAGGCCGTCTTTTTGCCCTTGCCGGGTTTCAGCAGCGCATACGCCGCCTTGTGGTCCCCGCCAACCTTCGCCAACGCTTTGCAGTACGTCACCGCATCATCTTCAAGTGCCGCCGCTAACCGGCGAAAGTAGTCGTCGTTGACAAAATCGTGCTCAGGAAGAAACTCGAAATCCTGAAAGTCACCCATCCAAGTCAGTCCAAATAGTGCAGATAGCCTCGGTTATCTCGCATGAAGGTTCCGGCCACGCAAACATGGCATCGTCTAGCCCATCTTCGTGCAACCGTTCATCGGCCAACGTGTTGTCGCTCTTCAAATCGGCTACGTCGTAGTTGAAATATGACCCTAAATCCTTGCGCCTTCTCATAAGTGCTCTGCCTTACAAACCACATTATATCATAAAGTGTTATGAATTGTCAAGTAACCATCGATTAGCGCCCAAACAGGAACAAATTAGGGCGGCTAGCCACGCAACAAGCTAACCGCCCCGCGCGAAAGGAAGGATATGGGATGAGGCCCTTATGAATCAGTATGCGTTATCTTCAATGCTTCTCCCCGTCTCAGTCTGTGTATCGATTTCACCACGCCACGGGGCAACACCTGATAGTTAGACTGCCCCAAAGCGCCCGCGTTGCTGCTGATAAGCCTGACTACATCGCCCGTCACATCAAGCAGATACCCGATAGACCGGCACGGTTCAGGTTTCACCTTCATCACATCATCGAGGTCCGTCCAACCGACACATTCCACGATGTCAAGCCATTCGACCTCCACACGCGGAAGCCGCCGAAGGTCTATCTTCTTATTGCTCATGGCTTCCCCACGCATACCGCAACTGCCACTTCATCAAGTCGCTGCGCAAAGACGAAAACCCATACTCCTCATCCGCCAACATGCCCATCCTGAAAGCAGCGCCCCCTACCGAATGCGGGGCAAACATCTGCCCCGCCTCGTACACGAGCAAGTCAAACCCCGCGAACTCGGACAACAGTACCCGCATCCCCGCGCCCGTCATCCGCCAATAGTCGTTCGGATACTCATGTACCGGGAAGTTGAACGGTGCCGTGAAAATGGCTAGCCCATGCTCTTTGTTCAACACCCTGGCGCACTCAGCCATGACCTTCCACGGTTCCGCAATGTGTTCCAGCGTATCAACCGATACGACCACGCCAAACGAGTTGTCGGGGATGTCCAAGTCCGACGCATTGCAAACGAGGTCTACCCCCGGCCCGTCCCGCATATCGCAACCAACGTATCTCAGACCAGGAAACACAGGTCGCAGGTCCGCAAACCCTTCCTGCCCATCAACCTGCAAGCTCCCGATCTCCAAGACAGGCCCCTTTGTTACGAAGTGTTTAGCTACAATCTCAGTGAATTCTCTACATTCAGGACGCACTACGCCTCTCCCTGTTCATGCCCGGTATCGGGCCCGCTTCCTTGTCGCAAATATCTTCCCATTCGTCATCCGACATATCGGGGGCGTCCAGATACCGCCAACACACGACCTGTTCCCGCCGCCCCCGCGCATTCACTACCGGCCACTTCCAAGCGTTCTTCACCGCACTACCCACGCCCTTATTCACTCCCCCCGCACTCAATCTTTCGCCTGCTGCTCCAATGCCCAAGTCAGAATCCCCAAGGCGTCCGCCGACCAGTCAGTGACGTTGATATGCGGGTAACGCGCCTGCATCAACTCCTTCACCTTGCGCTTGCGTTCCTTGTAGTCCTTGGGCAGAGCGCCCATCGCCTTCTGCCATGTGACCGGAGCGACGTACTGGATGGGAATGCCTGCCGCATACAATGCCATTTCGATATGCCCGCAGTGGCGGGCGAACTTAGCACTGGCCGATGCGTTGTTGCCCTGCCTGTGGAATCCGACCCGCTCGACCACTGCAATATGGATGCGCCGATGAAACTGGTTGCACAAGACATCGTAAATCTCTGGGTAGATGTCGGGCATCTTCTCTACGCTCGTGTGGTAATCGCCGTCCACCTTGCCGTGGATAGCGATCCCGCCGTTCGCACCTGGGTCAATAGCTATAATGTTCACGTCGTCACCTCCTGATTCTGCATGTTAAACAACGGCATGTCGCCCTGTATCCGCCTGTGCGCCATCTCCACATACTCACCGTTGAGTTCGATGCCGAGGAATCTTCTACCGTGCCTAAGCGCCACCATGCCCGTCGTACCGCTGCCGCAGAACGGATCGAGTACGAGGCCGCCAGCTGGTGCACCTGCAAGAATGCACGGCTCGATCAGGCGCGGCGGAAACACGGCGAAGTGCGCTTCAGAAAATGGTTGCGTGGCAATAGTCCAGACGGAGCGGCGGTTCCGGGTGGGATAAGATTCCATTAACCCCGTGTGAACACGCAGTCCTGTGCCTTGGTTGTGGTACTTGCCATCGGTTCTGTCGCGCGGTCCCCAGTCCGTCGCTTGCTCCGCGATCCCATCCGCGTCGTAGTAGTATCTCGCGCTCTTGCTCAGCAGGAAGATGTACTCATGCGCCTTGGTACACCTGTCCCTCACGCTCTCGGGCATAGGATTCGGCTTGTGCCAGATGATGTCTTGGCGCAAGTACCAACCGTCCGCCTGTAGCGCGAACGCCACGCGCCAGGGGATACCGACGAGATTTTTGGAACGTAAACCCGTATACGGCTCTCTCTCCTTCACGCCATGAAGCGTCGTGTTTTGTTTACTCCCAGGTCCTCCTGTCCCATTCCAGCGTTGATTAAATCCTGCGTATGTAT